TCCACAGACCAGCACGACGCATAGCCAGCGACCAATTCGGGGCATTGATACCGGCAAGCAGTGCCCCCGGATTATAAGGTGCCGGTGGTCTTGGAGGTGTCGGCGCGACATAACCACCGCCCAAACGCGGATGCAGTATGTCGCCGAAAGTGCCTGACATCGAGGCCGGTACACCGACACCGGGATAACCTACCCGCGCCCCGGGCACGCCCCAAGGGAAGGCACCACCGTAACTTGGTGCCGCCGGACCTGTCGGACTCCTCCCCGGTCCATGCCCGCGATATAAGCTGCCCATCTCATCGCCAAGCACCGAAAAGTCGTTCGTGACCGCGAGGAGATCAGAAAGCCCCGGGGTCAGTATCGCACCACCAGCGAAATGCAGTGGAGTTGGAGTTATGCCGGCGGACGGAACCGGGCCACCGGGGACGCCAAAGCCGCCTCCACCATAATCAAAACGACCACGTCCATGGCCCGGAACGCCGAACGAACCACCTCCAGAAATAATGCCGCGCGTCCGCAGACCCGCGTTGATGACGTCCTGTATCCCAACAACCCCAGCGGGCCTGTGGATAGGCACGCCGGTCATCATCGAATTGTCGCGCTCGTAGGCCCGCGTCGCTGCGAGTGTCTCGGGACCATAGTCACCATCAACACTGACAGTGTAGCCATGACTGATCAGTGTTCGCTGCCAATCGGCAACGGCCGGACTATTCCGCATCCCAAAAGTCAGAGGAGGAGTGCCGGGGCGGACCAGCGGCGTGGGCACCAACCCAGCAAGGGTATCAAGTGCACTGGACCCAACAAGAGAATCAAAACCCCTACTACCGGACATGCCGTAAGCCGGTGTTGGTGAAATCATAGCATTAGCAAAACTGGCTATGCCACGCCCAGCCCCAGCCAAGTCCCCAAACGAGAACGGCGAAGAGAACGACCCGCTACCAAGCGAAGCCCCAGAACTGACACCACTAAACGCCGATGAACTGGAACTGGAACCAGAACCCAGTGTCATACTGCTCATCGTCGCGGTAGGTGACCAGTACGACGTCGACGCATTGCTGCTCGCACCGGACGAGGCGTAAGAGTACGATGGTGAACTCAGACCAGCGCCCGGACCACTGTACGAGTATGACGTCGTCGACGTGGGCTGGCTGCTGGTGCCGGAACTGCCGTAGCTCGGATTAGGTGTCGTCCCAGTGGTGCTGGCGTTGTTGTAACTGCCTTGGTCGCTGTAACTCAACCCCCACGCAAAGGACGGTGCGCCCATGAACATACTCATCGGCAGCGCGCGGAACGGAACCGGCGTCGAGCCGACGTAGCCGCCACCATGGAAGATCGAGCCGCCGCCGATAAGGTGTTCCCATTCGGTCAAGCTGGAAGGTGGCTGCTCGGGCCGATCAAGCCGGTTGCCCTTACCATACCGGTTAGCCCCACCTTGCGGCCATGCCCATACCGGTGTCGTATAAGGATTAGGATGCCCACCCCAACCCTGCTCGGCCTCGAATTCTGGATAAATCCGTGTATCAGCGTTGCCAAACGGATCGAACGGATGAAGAAGACGAATGAGGTTGTAGTTCGGTATATAGCTCCGGTCGATTCGAGGCGAGCCGGCCCGACCGCCTCCTCTACGGCCACCACCACCAAGACTGATACTGCCGCCGCCACCGCCCGGGCGGGCGGACGGCAAGGTCATGGTGCCGCCACCGCCACGACCAGTATATTGACTGGCTTGCCATGCACTCAGTGTAGCGTTACCGCCGCCACCGGAGACGGTACTCCAACTGCCATGGGCACCCGTGTCACCAGCCGTGTAGGCACCAGCGGCGGCGGCGGCGGCATTGAAGCCGCTGTCGAAGCGTGGCGTGCCGCCGAACATGCGGGTCATCTGCTCGCCGGACAGATTGATCCTCGGCTCGCCGCCACCGGCCGGAATGACACGCTCACCGATATGCAGGATGGCAGGGTACTCGTCGTAGGCCAGCTTCCCGCCACGATATTTCTTGACCGGCGTGCTGCCGACGACGCCGCCGGTCGCGTACATGCCGGCCTCTTTGACACCGCTGGTGACTTTGCCAGCGCCCAGTAAATTCGTGAAGATGTTGCCAGCAGTGCCGCCGCTGGTCCCCGTAAGCATGGCGAAGAAGCCCTGCACGACGGCGTCGAGCGCCATGTCGATGATCTTGTTTTCCAGATTCTTGAGGGCGTCGTTCAAGCTGTCGAGGGCGGTCTTGCCGTCGAGGAGGCCGTGCACGAAGGTGCCGGTGAAATCGCGCGTGAGACTGTAGGCGTCCTTCAGATGTGAATTGAACCGCTCCATCTCGGCGGCGGCATCGTGCATGTGCTTTTCCCAGTCTTCGGGGAATGCACTGTGCATGGCCTGCGCGGCCGCCGCATCGGCCGCCGACATGAACATGGTTTGTATCTGGAAGGCCGTCTGCTTCATGCCATCGAGGGCGGTCTTCTGCTGTTGTATTTCGAAGTTAAACTTCGCCATCACGGCGACAGCGTCATTCGCGTGCGCCTGCCACTGATCGTCGAAAACACTGTGCAAGGCGTCGGCGACTGCCTTCTGCTCGGGCGTGAACCATGCAGTGTCTAATTCGTACTTGAGCTTGGCCATCGCCTTGGCATGGGCTTCGGTCTCGGCAGTAATGTGCTCGGTCGCCTTGCCCGCCTTATCAGTGGAGTCGGTAGCCTTATCGACGCCAACGGCCAAATCTCCCCACCACTTGATGTAGTCGGTCTTCATCACCTTCAGAATGTCTTCATTGATAGATTTTGTTAAATCATCAAGTTCCTTGGACTTCTCGGCGGGAGAGTCCGGCAATTTGAAATCGTCGGGATTGATACGATTGCCAGCGATTGCACTGAGGTGATGCGAATTAAGGTAATCAGTGATGGCGTTCATTGCAGCGATGAAGCCAGACACCAACACCTGCGCCATCGAATGGCCCAGTCTGGCAAACGTCGCCAAAAAATCAGTCGTGAAACTAGCGACCAGTAATTTGACTGTATCGAACGTGATCAGGAAACCACGTATGACCGCGTTACCGAAGTCCTGCATCCCCTTCATGACGTCGACGCCAAACGCAGTCTTGATCTTGTCACGCAACTCGTAGACCGCAACACCCACTGCCACCAAGGCAGTTATAAACAGACCAATCGGGTTGAGGATCATGGCACGAGTAAGCAGCATGACAGCCCCGACCAGCTGTCTGCCAATGGCCTCGGCCAAAGCTATTGTGGCGCGCACCGCGACGCCGCCGATGATGACTACGAAAACGTCTCTGACGATTTCACCAGCCGCCGCCGAGTTAACACCGAACCCGGTCATCATATTATTCAAGCCTTCCATAGACCCGTTGATCAGGCGAATAGCCGGCTCAACCGAGTCATGGATAGCTTTGGCAACGTCGACCAGCCCAGCCGCGAGAGCGCTCGTCCCGCCAGTGCCTTTATCGACCTTGTAAATGAATTCCTCGACCGAGTTGCCAACACGCAAAAAGGCATCGAGCATCGTCGCCGGCATCCGGTCGGCGGCCTTGCCCAATTCATCTATATTCCCGACCAGTGATTGCAAAATGACGTCACCAGTGATCTTCCCCTCTCTACCTAACTCGCGCAGTTGTGGCACGGTCTTGCCGAGTTGCTCGGCCAGCAGTTCGGCGACCTTGCCACCACGCTGGATCACCGTGTTCAATTGATAGCCACGCAACGAGCCGGTCGCCATGGCGCGGGTCAGTGCTTCTTGCACGGCAACGGCGCGCTCACCCTTGGCACCCGAAACCACCAGTGCATCGTTCAACGCTTCGACGAAGTCGAGCGTCGTCTTGTTGCTCAGTCCGAGACCCTTCAGTGACTCGCTCAGTTCGAGGTAGCCCTCGACAGTGCGGTCAACCGAACTGTAAGTACGATTGGCAACGTCGATCAGCCGATTGAAAGCGGCCTCGGCCTGTTTCCCCGAACCGGTCAACTCGGTCAAACGAGAGTTAAGATCGGTCCATGCCGATGTCACCTCGATGACCTTCTCGATACCGAGCGAGACGCCACCAAGGACCATCGCCTCTTTCAGCTTATCCATCGCGAACTTGAGAAGCTCAGCCTGTGCGCGCGCGCCTTCCATCGCCGCTTCGGATTTCTTGAAGTGCCCCTGCGACGCGTTGGAAAAGTCCTCGGCCGACTTGCGTGCCCGCGCGAGGCTTTGCTCCATGTCGCCAGTGACGACACGGACAACTACATTTACTTCGCCTAG